AATATCCTTGTCCACTAATTCATTTTCATTGAATATGGCAAGGTTCATTTCTTTTATCAATTTAAGAATTTTATCGTTCATATGTTATATTGGTTTTATTGGCCAAACTATATTAAATGGATCAGATTGTTCCGTTATATCACGCAATGATTGACGATATACTTGCCATTCTTGTTGTTTTTGTTCAGATAATGGACTATCTTGTAATTGTGTCCAATCACATTCTGTTAAAAACTCATTTCTACGGTAACGAATAAAAGTCCATTGACCATTCAATTCATCTTGAATTTCTTGTGCAGTTTTGTTACGAACTTTTTGATATTCTACTACTTCATTTTCTTCGATAACAAAATCACTACCATCGTAAAATTGATTTGAATTTATTTCTGCTTCCACAAATCTAAACGGGTACCATCCGTGTTGTTTCAATGTCTCATTATCAAGAAGATAAAAGTTTGATATATTTTTCCACACTTTCGGTATATCCGTAGGATTACCTATTATCTGATCATTTTCTACTAAAATATATTTCATGTATAAACTCGTTTCATTAAAAACAATATACTATCTATAAATATGTTAAACCGATTGTTTACTATGTTCTTCCGATAATTTAGTGAGTTCTTCTCTAATTTTTAAGAATGGTTCATCCCATTTTCCATATTTTTCTTGACGAAATAATTTTACAGAATTATACCAACGGGAAGTATTACCAGGAAAAACCCAAGTATAGTATGGCATTATAGGAACAACAACCCATGTGGGAATACCCATTGCACCTGCAAGATGAGCTATTGAAGTGCATGATGTTACTACCAAATCCAAATCTGCAATAATGTTTGCAGTGTCATCCCAAGTCTTCATTTGATCACGCATATCTGCAAATGGAAGACCATCTATACAATTTTCATCCCTTTGTAGTGAATAAAACGTTGTGTTTGGGATGTCTGATAATGCAATCATCAAGTCAGGTGGAAATCTTCTATGTTGTTCATGTTCAAATTCAGGATTACCACTCCACCGAATACCAACTTTCAAATTATTATTCTTGGAAAATAAGGATATTGGATATTTTGGAAAAATATATTGACACCCATCAATATCATCGTATTCCATATTCAACACATAAGCGGCAGACATAGCAGGAACCCAATAATCATAATGAAGATTTTTTATACCTTCATTGTCAATGGATATAAAACCATTATTATTGAAAAGTTCCTTCAATTCTGATGAGCACGATACGATTATCCTTGCACCCATGTCTTGAAATTTTTTAGCAAAACGAAAATTAAGAATTTGATCACCATACCCACCTTCACATCTGAAAAGAAGTGTTTTATTTTCAAGTGGTTCATCTTTCCAAAGTTTTCCAGAAATTGGCGGAGATCCAAATATATTGATGTATCTACCATAATTAAGATGTTCAAATCCTTTTTTAAGATTACCATGACGCATCTCATGCCATCCTAAATTGAAAAGAACACGCAAATCATCTTGTGAATGCTTTCTCAAAATGTATTCACTTTTTTCTGGAAATCCATTTATCGCATGAGTTAGAGCAATATCCAATGGATCAATCACTTCACTTTTCATTTCAAAACCTTAAATAGAGTTAGATACAAATATAGGTAATTTATGTCAATTTTCCAAATTTTTATTTTTTATCATTTAAGATTTTAATGCATGTGAGTGGTTATACCCACCGGTGACAAATTCCCAAGTGGTATCGGATCCAGCTTGAACGGGACTACTGTAACTATTAGTAAACCCATTGCCAATTTCACCTTCATCACCTCTACCCCATCCCCAAAGAGTTCCGTCATCTTTAATACCAAGAACAAAAACGTGTTGTGAAGCAACTTCTTTCCAATCACCAGCAATTTGAACTGGACTACTACGATTTGTCAAATTACTTTGCCCTAATTGCCCAAATTCATTATTACCCCAAGCCCATAAAGATTTATCAGTTTTTATTGCAAGTGTAGTTCTCCACCCACTCGGTCCAGTGGATGCACTAATTTTACTCCAATTTGTTCCTGCACCAACTTGGACAGGACTGCTTCTTGCCGTTGTGTCTCCCAAACCAAGACACCCAGCTGTATTATCTCCCCAAGACCAAAGACTTCCATCGGTTTTTAATGCAATGCTAAAATAATTTCCTGCAGATATTTTTGTCCAAGTTGTTAATGCACCAACCTGAACAGGAGATGATCTTCCGGTCCTTGTCCCATCACCCAATTCACCAGATCCATTGTAACCCCATGCCCATAGAGTTCCATCTGTTTTTAATGCAATACAATGATTTGCACCAGCAGATGCAGAAACCCATGTTGTTAATCCACCAACTTGTGTTGGGGATGAACGACTTGTTGTATCACCTAACCCAAGTTCTCCATTTCCGTTATATCCCCACGTCCAAATAGTTCCATCTGTTTTTACTGCAACAGTATGATTATTTCCAGTTGAAACTTGGGACCAATTTGTTAATAAACCGATTTGAACAGGAGATGATACAGAAGTGGTTGTTCCTCTACCACCCTCACCATAGGTGCTAGCTCCCCATGACCAAAGACTTCCACTTGTTTTTATCCCAAGACAATGAGTTTCACCACCATCAACTTGTTTCCATTCTTGTAATAAACCAACTTGAACTGGACTGCTACGACCAGTGGTATTGCCCAATCCCAACTGTCCATCATAATTTTGACCATATGAAAACAATTTATATGTGGGCGGCGGTGGGGGTACATATGCCGTATATGATCGTGAAACTTGAAGTAAAACATCTCGTATCATATTAAAACCTCATAAATTTTGACCACCAATAAAACCATACCAATTAGTGCCTTGATTTGTAGTAATGAAACCGTAAATATCCTTTTTACCATTTGTTGATGTCACCGATGGAGCAGAACCACCAGACCAAGTAACCGCAGAACCCCAATTCCAGATATATGGACTTCCATTACCTGTTGTTACTAATGTAAAACTGCCAGCATAATCAGTTGGTGGAGGATTTGATATTGTAAAACTATTTACATTGGCATTAACACTAACTTCAAAAACGTTACCAGCGGATAAATCAAGTGAAAGACTTGATGGTGAACCACCTATCAAAATTGTAAGTTCTCTTTCTTCTACATCAGTTAATCTAGTTGTTGCTGATACCGTTAAACTACCTGTAACATTTAGTGTTGTTCCATCAAAACTTAAATTACTCTCACCAACTAAGCCAGTGGAGGTTCCATCTGATGTTATTACTCTATTATTTCCAGAAGTTGTTACAGATGATCCACCAAGTGAAGCATCACTATCAGGTAATGTATATTTTCTGTTGGCAGTTAATCCACTATCATCAAATGTTGCATAATAACTACCACTCGATTTTAATTTGAATGCCATAATTTATCCATCAATCCAATTTGAAAAAATTCCATCTAATTTCATAACATTATACCCAGCAGTAATCAGATTATCTTTTATAGATATTTCACCATCGGATAATTCGTTCAGTTTGTTATCAATAAGAACAGAACTGTTATACATACCACGCTTAACCATTTCATATTCACTCAAACCGCTATCATATCGCTGTCTTTGTTCTTCATTAACAAATATGATATATTGATAATTATGGTTTTCATTTTTTAATTCAATATGAACATCGTATATTTTAAGATATTCACCAGTTGTTGGGTTTATCAAAGCCATTTTATTAACTCCTTATAGTCTTGTTTCTGTTGCCCAAACGGTTGCAGAAAATGTAACATTGTTTGCATAATCATGTTTTACTTCTATTTTTAGTGCCTCATTGGTATCATCTGCATTAACTCGGACATCCCAATTACTGGTTGAGGTATCTTCCGATGTTATTACATATGTTGGAGCACCACCAACCATTGTTGTATTATTTGATGCATCTCTTTTTATAGCACCTGTTATTTCCCAAGTTTTACAAAGAAAACCGGTGGCACCAATGGCATTTATTTGTATTCTGTAATGATATACCGAACTGGCAAACATAGTCATTCTACCGGAAGAAGCATCTGTAAAAATTTCCTGCCATATACCGCCAGAAGATGCTAGTGTTTTATTTCTAAACTTCTGTATTATAGATTGTGCTTTATTAGTAGTTGAATCAGTACCAGTTGTTACAAATTCATTTTGTCTTTCGGCTTTTGAATATCCACCAATAGCAACGGTTCCACTTCCTTTTGAATTTGATGTTGATCTACCACCAACAGCCACACCGTAGTTATTATTATTGTTTGATGTATGACCGATACCAACCCCATATGTATAATTGTTCTTTGCCTGATAACCAACACCTACACCATACGTGTAATTACTAGAGGCGTCATACCCAATACCTACACCACCACTATAATTCTGAGTTGCAGAATATCCAAGTGCCGTTCCAAAAAGGTAATTATATGAATTATTATATCCAATACCAACACCACCGGAATAGTTATCTGTTGATCCATCACCAATACCAATACCATTGCTATAATTATTGGTTGCATTATTACCAATACCGATACCACTCGTTGAATTGGTTCCAACATTGTAATCGAAATAC